CTTTTTAGTCTTTTATGACCCCGTAGCTCTTTCAAGGGTTTTTAGTGCACCTTTTGGACTCTTTTCCAACCCCGCAACGTCTTCAAGTTCTAAGCCTAGGTTCTCTGCTATAGAGGATACTAACTCTGCTTTGGTCACAGGAGTCTCTCCGGTTTTACTAGTATATACCGCTTTCTGATATACTCCCTCTTTTGATAGCTTACCAATTATTGACTTCGTACTCTTGTTCAGTTCTACTGCTAACCGATGTACTGTTTCGTAGGTGGGTTCTCCTTTGTAGCTGTCTACTACATATGTTGTGGATTCTTCAGTGTAATTCATACAATCTCCTTTTGGTTGATACAAAGCTGTTCACAATCGGCAAAGAATACACCATACTCATCTGCAGTTTCCTTAGTCAAAAGATCTATGTTTAGACACTCAGCTTTCGGCTCTAGTTTTCTATAGTTAAACTCTGCATGGTTTGAGCTATATCCATATAAAGTTCGGATAATATATTCTTTATCAGTCTCTCCAGCTATTACGTATAGTTTCATTGGTCTTCTCCATCATTGTTAATCCATCGAATTGACAGCACCTGAGTGTCTTCATCAATACAGATCTCAGTATTACTACTATAGCGAAGCATCTCTTGCTCTAGGTTGTCTCCTCCAACGGTCTTAGCGTATACTTTTAGAAGCTCATCAAATTCTCGCTCTTGGTAACTTAGCTCTTGCTCAAGGTCGTTTAGGATTTTATGCGCTTCATCTAGGTCATGATATACTTTATCGAGTCCGTCCATTTTACGCAATAAGTCTTCTACTATTAGTGTCTCAGTATTACTCGGAAATTTAATGATTTTAGCCATGTTATTGTGCCTCAGATTGTATATAATTATTGAAAGCTATTCTAGCCTCAGAGTATGTCATGTTATCAAGCATATGTACCATCTCACGATAGCCACCTAAGTGTCTTAGCACTATATAATGCAAGTTTCGGTCGTATCGGTCAGTAACTAATTCGTAGTTGGTCATCTTCCTCTCTTTTTTTTTTGATATTCCTAATTATACTGGACTTTCAGAAATTTGTCAACATTTATTTTATGTCGTCCATAAAAAAAGCTCCTAAAAAGGAGCCTGTGTTAGCGTTGTACTGCCTCCCGCCTCCGACATGTACAACAAATTTACCCTACTTCAGATTTTATTTACGAAAAAGGAGAACTGAAGTCACCACCTACTTTGTTCGGTACAAAGATACAAAACCAGCCAATGTTCGGTAGCACTTGGCGAAACCCCTACTCAAAATACGCTTTATACACCCCAGAGTAGGAAGGGTGTTCAACTAGCTAGTCATAGTTGATAATTGGAGTTATTATACTTAATTTCACCTGCGGGGTCAAGAATTATTTTTCCGTACCTTCTATTTCTTCTGCATTGCACCAATTACACGGGTATCCGTTTTCAGTAGCGGTTGTACCAACTCCAGGGCATTCGTGAATCCACATCCCCTCTGGTACAGGGGGCATTATTCCAAACTCTAAATCTAATTGTTTCATATTAGTTTATCCAATACTGTTATTATAAGGTACGTCAAGCATATCAATATTAGTATACGTCTGCTTGACGGATGTGTTCTCATGCTCATTAGTCTTTAGAGCCTTCCTTCGGCAGAGCATTAAGTAGGTTAGTAAGATCAGCTTTAGAAGCCTTCTCAAGAGTAGGTAACTCTATACCACCCATGTGATCTTGAATAGCCATTACTAGGTCTGCCTTACGAATTACAGGAGCACCGGCTTTAGTTAGACGAGGTTTTGCTACATATACGCCTTCTCGTACTAACTTAGCTACAATAGATCGAGTGCTTTTATTGAACTCAGTTGCTAGTCTATCTACTGTGTCTGTAGTAGGTTTGTCTGAGTAGTCCGCTACCATAGCTTGTACCATTTCGTCTGTGTAGTTTACTGTTTTGTCTGTCATAGTCTTTTTCCCGAAAAATTTGTTAAATAGGTTCTTTGTCTTCATGTGTTTATTATACTTGCCTTTAGGTATTATGTCAAGGGTTATTTTAAAGTACTGCGAGTCCTGCCCTCAAAGTCATGCGAGCGGCAGAAAACCACATCGCCGAAAAAGTATAGTTCTACAAATTCATCATCCTCTGCGTATTCTATATCAAAAAGATCATTTCTTTCTAGCAGCTTACGCCATTTCTTAATGAGCCTTACCCACTCAAGGTCAGTGTGGAAGTCAAAGCAGCCGTTGGCAATATCATAGGTTACAACTGAAGCAGCTTCATCCATAGTGTCAAAGGATACTTCGTCGCCATGAATAGCCTCAAATATGTCAAATTCGTCGAGGTCTACTACATCTTCCCCATCTTCTTCTAGCATCTCACGCCACTGCTTGATAAGTATATCCCACTGGTTTTCAGTGTGGAAGTCAAAGCAGCCGTCGGCAATATCATAGGTTACAATCATGTTTAGTTCCTTAATTGGTCTTTTGTTTAATTTATGAAAGTATTATACAGCCATATACCAAGGTTGTCAACAACTTTCGGAGAAAGAAGGTGACCTAACACAATTTAATTCCCGGGGGCCCTTTGCGACCTAAAGTCAAGTCTTTTTTGCTTAAATTTACGAAAATTTACGAAATTCATCGCTCCACTGCTCAAGTTTGCTCGACCCCGCTAAGGTTATCCCAGACTAACTAAATAGCTGCGGGGTTGGGGAAATTTCATAAAGTTCTTGACAAGTTGCCACGGCTGTGGTAGGATCGGCGCCTGCGGAGCAAACTTAAAATAAATCGTTGATCTACTACTGGCGCAGGGACTGGGGGAATTTGATTTAATTGGTGCTTGGTTGAAAAAAGACTTGACATTGATTTACAACTGTGCTAAGGTCGGCGCGAGGCACCAACCCGAAAATAGTCGTTGACCTACTACTGGCGCCCCCGCGCCAATTTGCGGAGGTTTGCCCAAAAAGAGACTACCCCCATTTCACCAACCCCGCGAGAATGTAAATGGAGCCCACCTGAATATAATCGTTGACCTACTACTGGCGCCCCCGCGCCAAATTTATGTAAAAAATAACTTTAACTTCATTATTACATATTTTTTCTCGGAAATAAAAAAAGCCAGAAAAAATTCTGGCTTGTTTCACGTGGAACACTGCGCCCCTTAGTTGGTTGGTTAGAGCGCGCCCCTTAGTTGGTTGGTTAGTAGATTTCTATGATAATAAACAGTTGGATAACGATCATGATAAGGGGGCAGACGGTTCTAACGATTTCCATCTGCATCTTGAGGCGGAAAAATTCCGCCTCCTTCTCAGGGATCAAATTCATTTTCCTAACGCTAACAGTTGTTTTCTGGTAGCGCCCCCTTGTAGAATTGTGTGCAAAATAGGAGCCTCATAAAATTGTGCATCTTCTAGCGCGGTATGGGGTTCGTCTTCTAGTGAAGTGCCAAAAATATATTTTGCCATTGTGTCGGCTGTCATTGATGGCCGCCTTAGCTTGGCCGTTAGAAAATCATTTTCAAAACAAAAGTTGTGATAGTCTGCTGTCGTGCCAATAACTTTTTTAGCGGCTTTCATAAGGCAAAAAGATTGTGCGAATATGCCTAACGATATCTTTGTGTTGCGACATTTGCCCAAATCAAAAGCCAAATTGTAAGCCGTTAGCACAGGCGAGTATTGAGCATTGACGCGGATTAGCCATTGATTAATTAGAGCAGGAGAAGCAAGCGAACGGTCGCCAGAGTCTAGCATTTTGTGGTAGGCTTTGGCTCGACGGTGGGCGCTTTGCTCTGACCATAGCGAAGAGTCAGGAGCGGTAGGATCAGCAAACAACGGCAGCTTTCCGAAGTGGTTTAGAACCATCGCACCAAACCGCTCTATAACCTCGCCCTGTTTTGTGACCACGACAGCGCCAAAATCTGCGACTGTTTGCGCTTGCGTTGTTTCTGTGTCAACAATAAGATAATAATGTTTCATAGGTTAAGCCCTTTTGAGTGTTTCATTGAGTGAGATAGAATTATGCGTTAAAATGCCATGCGATGCAAGTCTTTCGAGCACGTTTATATTATCGTCATATATTGATGCACCTTTGCAGAATCTAGCATAAGAGAAGCCGATACTATCCGCATATCCTCGCAATAACATTTCTTTGAGGTCAGCATCAGCCATGTTGCAATTGTTGGGCCTGCTTAGGATATCGCCAACATATAAGCCATGCTTTTTTAAGAATTGATAGTCATGCTCTCCCATAATTCGAGCGGTACAAATAAGCACATGCCAACCCCTCGAAATAAAGTCCCGCATTCCTGCCGCTAACGGCAACAGTGAGTCGCCCATTATTTTTTCTTGAGTACAATTTTCTCGCCATGCGTTTAAGTCGAGAGAGCCATCCGCTTTTGTTAGCTGCCTATGGCTTGAGTCTATAACAGTCGAGTCTAAGTCGAAGATAATCATTCTTTAAGCACCTATTAAGTTATAAGAAAATCCGAGGATTGAAATCACATTCAACCCGATTAGGTTATACAGTTTGGCCTCTATTGCTTGGACTGTCAAGAATGACAGTCCAAGGATTGCCAAAGGAATCGACAGGCTAAAAGAAAACGCTAGCATTAGAAGCGCCCCAACATATCCGCCATACTCTCCAGCAGTCATTAAGATCTGCCCCTTAGTAAAGCCGTCGCCAGTTGGTTAAGAGCTGCGCCGGTTGCTTTTTCTAAGCCCGCGCATGATTCTAGCTCTAACATCTCACAAATGCCCGCGACAGTATCGGCTTTAGATGGCTGCGCCTTCTTTTTAGCTGGAGCTGGCTTCGACACATATTCTACACCTTCTCGTTTACACTTGGCTATGATAGACCGCACCCCTCTATCAAGTTGTTTGGCTAACAATTGCGCCTTGTCGTAATCAATTGGAGCCGCATCTTTTAATATTGCGACCATTTCAGGGGTATAATTTACAGTAGTAGGCATAAGTTTTTCTCTCTTTAGTTTAATTGAAGTAAGTATTCTAGCAAGGAACGGGGCGAGTGTCAAGCCCTTAATCCTAATTTTTGGCGGGTCTTTAGCGTTACCCTTTCGATTGCATAGGCTGAACAAGCCGCGTCAAAGGCCCTAGGTTTCCAAGCTCTAAAAATTTCACCATCTTTAGCTGTGTAGTGAGCTTCAAACATTGGTATGTTATCGCGAACGTAAACTTTTCTGATGATCATATTTTTCTCTTTTGTTTATTTAGTTGATGCAAGCATTATGAAGATTTTTGTCTGTATTGTCCACCTGTTTATTAGATTAAAAAAGCATAAGGAAACGTCTTGCTTATAACCTTTTTTATCGCACCATAGTAAGGTCGTCACCCTAACCATCCCATAGAGGGGCGCACCATAGTAAGGTCGTCACCCTAACCATCCCATGAAGGGGCGCACCATTGCAAGGTCGTCAAGAGATTCTTTAGAACAAAAAAGCATAAGAGAGGGGGCGGTTAGACGACCTGGTTATAAGCAGCTCGCGCAGGCTCCCCCACATGTACTACTTTAAAAAATTTCAAAAAAGCAAATAGGCGTAATAAAGCGCAAACAACCGCAAACAACCGCAAACAATTGGGAAAGAACCGCAAAAGAACCGCAAAAATCAAAAAAAGACTTCCAAAAACCACACGCCCCAAGCACCAACCTTCCAAAATTTTTTTAAAGGGGAAGTTAAAAATAATTCTTGACAAAAGTATCTTTTCGGAGTATACTAGCGCCATTAAAAGAAAAAGGAGCTTACTATGAAGAATTTATCGTTCTTACTGCTCTTACTAGCTTCCTCGGTAGTACTAGCCGAAATTGAACCCATTATAACAGAGAGTACTGTTGATACGGACAGCCGTAGCACAACTACCTTGAGGTCACCTCCTCCTTCTGCTATAACACCTACTATGAATATATCTAATTCAGATCTATGTACAGTCGGTATAGCTGGAGCAGTACAAACTCAAATACTCGGTATCTCAGCAGGAAGTACTGTTAGAGATATGAACTGTGAAAAGCTGAAAAACGCAAAAACTTTATTTGACATGGGTATGAAGGTAGCGGCCGTATCAGTAATGTGCCAAGATCAAAGAGTCTTTGACGCTATGATGATGGCAGGAACGCCTTGCCCTTTCGATGGTATGATCGGAGCGGACGCAAAAGCAGCTTGGATAACCAACGGTGATAAGAAACCTGTTGAGATTGACCTGGCAAAAAAGGATATGACTAATGATAAAAAGACTGCACTTGGTCTCGGCGGTGTTGCTAGCTTACTCCTCCTACTCTTACTCTGAAATAACGTTTTCTCAAAGCTCGAATGCTGCAGCGAATGGTTATAACTGGGTAATGACTGAGATACTTCCTTCGTTTGCAGGTTTAGTAGTCAATGGTGTAAACTACCAGTATACTACTGTAAAAGAAGTATCTTCAGATATGGTAGTAACGGTAGCAAACGAAAACACTAACGGATCTGGTTTAATATTTTCGAGTGTAGATGACTGGTCTGGTATTCCTGGCAACAGCATTACAAAAGTAGTAGCTGTGCCAGCCTTACTAGGATCTTCTTTTGGGCCTGGGTCTATCTCTTGGACCGGAGTAGGAGATGTAACAGATGCGTCAGTTGTTTATAGGTATAACTACGATGTATGTTTTGATCCTCAAGTCGATCCAACATGTCCAGGTTATGAAGCTCCTATACCTGATCTACCTGTAATAGTGATAAACGATCCTTTACAAGATGAGTTCATCAGAAAAGAACTAGAAAGGAAAGCTTCGTTAGAAGACGAAGAGGAGAAGGAACTCAAAAAAGAGGAAGAAAAGGAAAAAGAACGACTTGAGGTACTATTAGGAGGTGTGAACACTACTCTACTAGCAACTCAAGCTCTTGCTCAAGCGCAGTTACTACTAGCGATGAATACACGGATTGAAGTGTATTATACAAGCATTCCTGGTGGACGGTATGATGAAAGTGTTAGCTACGCTGATGAACAGCTAGCAGACAATGTTAATGCGAGGCGTTCAAACTTCGCTCAACAGTTATTACACGAGAAAATGGTTAAGTCTCAATATGCTAACCTCATCTCACAGCCTTGAACTAAAGGACTAAATAATGATTAATAAAACCCTACTTGCATTCGGAGCCACTTTACTAGCTCTACCAGCACATGCTGAAAATGTACCCATTAATGGCCTTGTACAGTCTAAATGTACAATTGTTACAGAAACAACAGGCGTCTATGGTAACCCTACAAATGATAAGCTTAGCACTCTTGCCTCAGAAGGTGGTGTTTTACCCATCATGAGATATGACGTTGTAAGCGGAGAAAACTATAAAGCTAGAATATCAACTCCTACTTCCTTCTCTTCCAGCCCTACATTGAGTGACGTAGTAAACTGGACAGGCTCAACTAGTGTGAGTGAGGTATCCGTAGCCGGAATGTCAGCGTATGACACTAACAAGGTTGTATTTAATAATGTTACAGAGTTTAATCTAACATTAGCGGGTTCAACTTGGTTCGCATCACAGTCTACAGCTAGCTATGGCTTTAATAAGTCTTTACCTGCAGGCAACTATAACGCTACGGTACTAGCAGAGTGTATCGCGCTTTAACCCTCGCGGTACTGATTGCTTTAAGTGGCTCTGTTTGGGGCCACCAATTTACACCTACATACCCTGCCTGGAAGAGATCTTTTATTCCAGGCATACTAGTAGTTACTATGACTTTGTTCAACAGCAGAGAAGAGATCAGCTACTATCAGATAAATGTCTACGACAAAGCCTGGAAGAAGCTACCTTTTGCTAGCTCAGACCGTTTGTCGAGAATAGAATATTTAGAAACTAAAAAAATAGAAGTATACTTGAAGGTTGAAGATGTAGACAAAGCCTTGTACATATGCTCTCGTTCTAAGCTTACAATGGGGAGTAAACAAGCTAGTCACGTATCTTCAAAAATTTGTTCAAAACTAGTTGGAGTACAGTGAAATATTTAGTAGTCTTATTGTGGCTGATAAGTCTCCCTGCTTGGGGAGACTCTAGTTCCTTGAATTTAGCTATCCCTAACTCTTCACAAACTTATCTAACGGATAAGTTCAGGGCAGGTACGTTAGATTGTAGTATGGCTATAGGCTCTGGTACTAATGTAGAGTTTGGCGTTGTAGGTATAATAAACCAAGGTGGAAACCAACCCTTTACGCAATCAATAAACCCTGCGGGGTCTCAGCCGCTTGAAGATACAAAAGATGTAGGTGTTTACGCAAAGATAACAATACCTATAGGTGCTCCAAAAGAAAGGTTAAACTGTAATACTCTATACCAACTAGAGCTTACTAAGAAACGTTTAGAAGTCCAGAAATTAACGCAAGAAGTAGAGAACTTAAAGCGTTTGGCGTTTGAGGAAGACTAACTATGGCAGAATTTGAAATTGGGGGAATGACATTTAAGGGTGGTAAGATGTTTGTAGCACTTACTGCACTCTCTACTTTAGGAGGCTCTGCCTGGGCAGGTTTTGAGTTTTATAAAGACTACACAGATATGGCAGAAGTCGTAGCTAATATAGACGTAAATAAGATAGAAGAACGTAACAAACTAATAGAAAGCAAACTAGATGCTGCAATAGAGTACACTCGCGATATCAAAGGAGGCCTCAGAGAGGACATCCTTTCTATAGAAAAACAGGCAGATCGTGTAGAGGACGACGTACGAGAGTCTGAAGACCGTATTCGTACAACTATTCAAAACGCAGAAGAAAGGTTTGAAAATAAGCGTGATGCACTTCAAAACGATTACGATACTAAGGCGAACAGATTACGAGACTCTAACGATACTCGAATATCAGAACTACAAACTAAAATTACTAGGGATATGACTGATCTTGAGAAACGTATTTCAGAAAAACTACAGCGTGCTCTTGATAACCCCCTTGCAGACTAGACCTGACAAAAATAACTCTTGACAACCGATATATAATTGAGTATACTCCCTACTATGGCAAAAGAATTAACTACAATATCTCCTGAAGGCTGGGAAGTTGCAAACTCTTATTTACAATTTGGAAATATAAAAGGGGTTTGCGATCACTTGAACGTTGGAGAACGAGAAGTAATAGACCTCTTAAATAAACGAGAGGTTAAAAAGTATATAGACACTGTATACTTAGACATGGGTTATAGGAACAAGAACAATATTGGTTCCTTGCTAGATGAAATGATAGCGTCTAAACTAGAAGAGGCCCAGGAATCTGGCGTATACTCTAGTAAAGACTTAGCTGACCTGTTACAGATGGCACATAAAATGCGTATTGACGAGATAAAGGCTCAGGCCGATCTTGCCAAAGCAGAGGGCGGAAACATAAAAAACCAAACGAATGTGCAGATTAACGAAGCTGTTCCTTTCGGTCAAGGTAATTATGGTAAGCTAATGGAAAAACTATTAAATGGCAACGGAATCTGAGGTACCTTGGAGTTCAGAAACTACAAAACGGTTTCTAGAAACTTCTTCTAAAGTAGATAATATAGAGCTAGAGTTTAGCATGCATGAAGTTATGTGTGAAGAGCGCTGGAAGACTACTTTTGTACGTCTCGACGGTATTGAGGATACTCTTAAAAGAATGGACAGCCGTATGCTGTCTATGGGAGGCACCATCATAATATTCCTAGCAGGCGTAATAGCTACGCTGATTAATATAGGAGCACCAGCAGGATGAAAGGATACAAGAAAAAGCCAAAAAGAAAACTACCAAAACGTGGGCAACGAGCCGCAGGAGCTAAGCGTAGAAGGGCTAAGAAATGATTGAAATTTACGAAAAAAGAGGAAAGTGGTGTGGTAGAACTGCAAACGGCAAAATGCTTAAGTTTAATACAGAGCAGGAAGCCAAAGAGTTCTTCGGACTCACAGAAGTACTAGGCGAAGTGCCTGCTGCTTTAGAAGAGGAGCCTATTGATGCCGAAGAAGACCACGAAGAAATCTAGCAAGTTAAAACGAGCCGGAGTATCTGGATATAATAAGCCTAAGCGTACTCCAGGCCACAAGAAGAAGTCTCACATAGTAGTAGCTAAAGTTGGCACTAAAACTAAAACAATTAGATTTGGACAGCAGGGAGCTAGTACAGCAGGAAAGCCAAAAGCCGGAGAGTCTGAAGCAATGAAGGCAAAGCGTAGATCTTTTAAAGCTCGTCACGCCAAAAACATTGCTAAGGGCAAAATGTCTGCGGCTTATTGGGCGGATAAAGTTAAATGGTAGATGATACTACACATCCAGCAGATACTAATGGCGATGGCAAAGTCTCTTCAGAAGAGCATGCCATGTACCTAGAGGCAAAAAGAAAAGAGCTAGAAGATGCAGACGCAATGCGTGATGCACAAAGAAATATGGCTTGGTTTGCTTTGGCAGGTATGCTACTTTACCCCCTCGCGGTAGTAGTTTCAGAATTAATAGGACTAGAGAACGCATCAAAAACTTTAGGTGACATGGCACCTACGTACTTCGTCGCTGTAGCCGCTATTGTAGCTGCTTTTTATGGCAAAGAAGCTTTCGGGAAAAAATAATAATATGGAAATGGTATTTGAAATAGCAGTAACTTTTTGGCAGTGGACTGTCTTTGGCACCTTAGTTGTTATAGGGTTTTCAGTAAACCTACTAGATAAGAAAGAAAAAACTCCAAGAGTGGACTTTCAGTATACGGACATGCCAAAGATGCAACCAGTACCTATAGCAACTGCTAGCAAAGGTTTCTGGGGTGGCATACTAATGTGGCTTTTAACTACTCGTAAGTGGCAGATATGTGAAGACTTTAACTTTACTTTAGAAGGCGAAGAATACGTTATTCCAGCTGGTTTTGAGTTTGACGGCGCATCAGTGCCTAAGTTTTTAGCAACCTTCCTTTCTCCCGTTGGAGTACTACTAATGGGTGGTTTAGTTCATGACTATGGATACAAGTATGCTACTCTTAAAAAGAAAGATGGTACAACTATTGGTCCCCAGGATCAGAAGTATATGGACACAATCTTTAGAGATATCTGTATTGAAGTAAACGGTTTCAAAGTATTAAACTACCTTGCATTCTGGACTCTACGGCTAGCAGGCTTTGTAGCTTGGAACGGCCACAAGAAAAGAGGAACTCATAATGAAGTATCTTAAAAAATTAATGAAAGAAAGAACCTCACTAGATGGTGCTATGTTGATAGGGATTTGCTTAAGTATTATACTATTAGGAGGCTTAGTTAACTGGGCTGCCTATGCAGGTTTAATCTACGGCGCATGGACACTATTTAATACTGAATAATAAGAGAAAACTATGGCAATTGAAGTAAGTAGAAGAGATGTACTATCTGATCAAATTTACGATTTACAGTCTGATACAAGGTTCCTAAAACTCCCAGTACCTCCATATTTGGATTTACTGGGAATCGAGGCTCTGCCCTCACAGATGGCAATTATTAATGCCATCAACAATCCTAAGTATAGGTTTGTTTGCGCTGCTGTATCACGAAGGCAGGGTAAGACTTATATTGCCAACATTATTGGACAGCTAGTATCTTTAGTACCTGGCTCTAATATCTTGATTATGTCCCCCAACTACGCCTTGTCTCAGATTTCTTTTGACCTTCAAAGAAATCTAATTAAACACTTTGATTTAGAAGTGACTAAGGACAACGCTAAAGATAAGGTTATTGAAATTTCGAATGGGTCTACTATCCGGATGGGTTCTATAAATCAGGTTGACTCTTGTGTAGGTAGGTCTTACGATCTTATTATATTTGATGAAGCAGCTTTAGCAGATGGTAAAGATGCTTTCAACGTAGCACTTCGTCCTACTCTAGACAAGCCAAACTCAAAAGCATTGTTTATCTCCACGCCACGGGGTCGCAATAACTGGTTCTCTGAGTTCTTTTATAGAGGTTACTCAGATCAATTCAGTGAATGGTGCTCAATTAGGGCAACATATAAAGATAACCCGCGCATGTCAGAGTCTGATATAACAGAGGCGCGTAAGTCTATGTCAGAGGCAGAGTTTAAACAAGAGTATGAAGCTGACTTTAACACTTATGAAGGGCAGATATGGGCGTTTAACTTTGAAACTGATGTACAAGATCTGTCTCAGTTCGACACTAGTAAAATGGACGTCTTTGCGGGGTTAGACGTAGGTTTTAAAGACCCTACGGCACTCTGTGTAATCGCTTATGATTGGGATGTAGATAAGTTTTATTTAGTAGAGGAATACTTAGACAATGAAAGAACTACGGAACAACATGCAGTAGAGATACAAAAGCTGATAGACCGATGGAACATCGACTTTATATACATTGACTCAGCTGCCCAGCAAACTAGATTTGACTTTGCTCAAAATTATGATATCTCTACTATCAATGCAAAGAAGTCCGTATTAGACGGCATTGGACATGTTGCAGGTATTATAGACAATAATAAATTAATAGTAGATCAGCAGTGTAAAGAGTCTTTAACTTGCCTAGACTCTTATCAGTGGGATCCAAACCCTAATCTTGTAAGAGAAAAGCCTAAGCATAACATGGCTTCGCATATGGCAGATGCAATTCGGTACGCGTTGTATTCATTTATAACTGCAACCGTATCCTTCTAGCGATACCTAATGAAAAATAGTTATTGACAACGTAACCTAAAGTAGATATAATTCTTGCAATGAAAAATCAAGAAGCGGAACCAAAATGCCTAAGTTAAAACGTGACGTAGTAAAGTATGTAAGAGACAAGGCAAAGTCTAAGTATGATAAAGGTTCGGCTTGTGAGATTTGTGACGAGACAGAGCAGTTAGATTTTCACCACTTCTACAGCTTAACTCCGTTGCTAAATCAATGGCTTACTAAAAATAAACACAATCCAGAGTATATACAGGCTTTGAGAGAAGACTTTATAGAAGAGCACAAGGCTGAGCTGTACGAACATACTGTTACGATATGTCATACTCATCATCTGCTTTTACACTCAATTTATGGTAAAGATCCTGCGCTAGGTACTGCAAAGAAACAAATGCGCTGGGTCGAGATTCAAAGAGAAAAACATGGCTTGGTATAGTAACCTATTTGGTATAACAGAGGAAAAGAGAAATCCTGCTCAAATGCTTGATGCTAATAAGCAGGAAGCTTCCCGAGAGCATACGCTTAGTTTTACCCGCGCTTACGAAGAACTAGAAATAGTTAATCGAGGTGTGAACATGATCGTAGACGACTGTGCGGAGATTCCTACTACAGTTAAGCCTAGATCAAACACAAAAGGTGTAGTTACTGGCATTAAGCGAAGCAAAGTAGAGACACTTCTAAACAGAGAGCCAAACCCTTATCAAGACATTAATACTTTCCGTAGAAACCTAATTACAGACTACCTCATTGACGGAAACATTTTCATTTACTACGACGGCGCTCACATGTACCACCTTCCAGCAGACAAGGTTATAGTGCATGCAGACTCAGAGACTTATGTTTCTCACTACACACTAAATGACGTTACCTTTAGTACCGAAGAGATTATACATGTCAAAGAGAACTCCTTTCATTCTATCTATCGTGGTGTGCCTAGGCTAAGTCCTGCAGCACGAACTATGAACCTTATTTCTTCTATGCGCAAGTTTCAGGATAACTTCTTTAAAAACGGAGCAGTTCCTGGCTTAGTACTTAAGTCACCAAATACTCTTTCCGATAAGATCAAAGAACGTATGATCCTAGCATGGCAACAACGATATAGCCCAGATGCTGGCGGAAGAAGACCTCTTATCTTAGATGGAGGTATTGAAGTAGATGCTATTTCAAACGTAAGTTTTAAAGATCTGGACTTTCAAAGTGCAATTCTAGAGAACGAAAAGATTATTTTAAAGGCGCTTGGAATACCTCCAATTCTTTTGGATTCTGGTAATAACGCTAACATTCGTCCAAATTTACGACTTTACTATTTGGAGACTATACTTCCTATAGTTCGAAAAATTAATTTTGCAATGACTCGATTCTATGGTTTCGAGTGTGTTGAGAACATTACAGACATACCGGCTTTACAGCCGGAGCTTAGAGACACTTCCGCCTATTATACTTCACTAGTAAATGGGGGCATTATATCTCCTGCAGAAGCTAGAGAAAGAATGGGCTTCCCAGAAATAGAGGGTACTAGTGATATTAGAGTTCCAGCAAATATAGCAGGTTCCGCAGTTGACCCCAGTGAGGGCGGCAGACCTACAGAGGAAGATTCAAATGACGAATAAAGTAAAAAGTAATAAAGCTCTCAAGAGTTTAACAACCTTTTTCACTCAAGAAGGTAAAGTTCTATCAGAAAACGAGTATAACTTACTAGGCTCAAAACAGCCCATTCTAGGTTCTACTCTCAATAATATTTTCGGAGGTTATAGAGGCGCTATTAGCGCACTGAAGTCAAGCCCACGGTTTGGCCTTATTGTTAAAAGTCTAGATACTCCCGAAGTAAAATCTACAGCAAAAGTTGTAGAAACTAAAGCACCTGTTGAGCCTATACCTGCTAAAAAGCCTGTAGCCGCTAAACCTGCTAAAGTTGAAGTGGAGAAGAAAAATGGATAAGATTTTTAGTCTTACATCCACGTTCAAGTCTGAGCAGGCCGATGATGGCTCTGTAATGATTCGTGGTATGGCAAGTACTGCAGACTTTGATCGCGCAGGCGATACAATATCGGCAGAGGCTTGGCAAAAGGGCGGTTTGAAGAACTTTGAGAAGAACCCAATTATTTTGTTTAATCACGACTATTCTAGACCTATTGGTCGTGCTACTGGGATGAAAGCTGGTCCCAATGGCTTAGAGCTAGAATGTAAAATCAGTAAGTCTGCCCCTGGCAACGTTGCTGAACTTGTTAAAGACGGTGTTCTTGGAGCCTTTTCCGTAGGTTTTCGAGTCAAGGATGCTGATTACATAAAGGAAACCGACGGATTAATGATTAAGGACGCTGAGTTATTTGAGGTATCGGTTGTTTCCGTTCCCTGCAATCAGTCAGCTACTTTTTCGCTCGCGAAATCTTTTGACTCAGAAGATGAGTACGAAGAATTCAAAAAAACTTTCACTAATCGTGTAGATCTAGCGGGTCAGTCTCTGGCTAAGGACGAAGCTAATGCTTCTAATGTAGCTAGTGATAACACACCGAAAAGCGCGGAACTAGATTCCGTAGATCAGGAGATCAAAATGGACAATCAAAACATCGACTTGGAAGCTTTTGCAAAGAAGGTAGCTGAAGATACAGCCGCTAAAATCGCAATGAAGCAAGCCGAGCAAAAAGCAGCTGACAAATTAAAAGCTGACCAAGAAGCTGCAGTTATCGCAGCACAAGACGTAACAATTAAGACGGGTATCCAGTCTGGCGTTGAGAAGCTGCTGCAAGACATGGAAGAGAAAATGTCTGCTAAAGATGCAGATATTGCTGAAATTCTTAAGCAGCATGAATCAGATCTTTCAGAGAAATCTGAAGAGTTGAAAGCTATGCAAAACAGCAAGAAGTCTTTCTCAGACCGTGGCACTAATGATCTTACTAAGTTTGGTAAAGATTTTCTTATGGCTGACGTTCTTGGTAAGATCACCAAGAAAGGCATGGAAGGAACTCAGTTCGGTCAAGCCCTATTTCAGAAAGTAGGCGTTCAGTTTGATACTAATGCAGGATCAATTGATACTATCGTTGCTACTACTTTTGAAGAAGAAGTACGACTACAGCAGAAAGTTGCTGGTTTGTTCCGTGAAATGCAGGTCAATTCTGGTGCAACTGTTCTTCCTTTGATGGATGATACTAACGTTGCTACATTCTCTGCTGGTGGTATCGGTAACGGTATCTTAGAAAACCGCACTCAAGTAGCTGCAAACGAGTTTGAACTTCGTGAAGTTACTGCTCTTGCTAAGCGTTTGATCTCTGGTACTTACATCGGTAACGATGCTGATGAGCAAGTAGTAGTTACAATCCTTCCAATGATCCTATCCGCTCTAGCCCGTGCTCACGCTCGTGCAATTGACGGTGCATTTACTATCGGTAACGCTAGTATTGTTGGTCTTTGTGGCGGCGCTGGTACTGACGGCTCAGGCTCTTTCTTAGCTGCTGATTCTACTAGTGTAACTGACGTTGCTGTTAACGGTTCCGTACCTCTTACAGCTGCTATGTTGATGTCTGCTCGTGGTGAGATGGGCAAGTATGGTATTAATCCTGCTGACGTTGCATACATCGTTAGTGTTGGTGAGTACTACAACTTGATCAATGACGCTGGTTTCTCTGATGTTAGTGAAGTTGGTTCTGATCTTGCTGCTAAAGTACAAGGTTCTATGGGATCAGTCTACGGCTCTCCTGTTGTAATCTGTGATCAGTTCTCTATTGCTGCTAACAAGACGGCTGCTATTGCAGTTAACGTACATAACTATGTTGTACCGCGTCTTACTGGTGTTTCTATCGAAACTGATTATGAAACAGCTAATCAGCGCACTGCTATTGTTGCATCACAGTCTCTCGGCTTTACTGAATTGTTTGCCGGCGCTGCTGGTGACGCTCCTTCAGTTCGTATCGAATACGCTGCATCTTAACTGTAGAAGAGTAATAAAACTTGGGGGTTCGCCCCCTCAAGTTTTTACTAATAGGCTTACAATTTATGGCAAATTTAATAACTTTAGACGAATATAAGACTTCCGAGAAGATCGAAAGTACTAAGGAAGACGCTCGTCTTAATCTTTTAATCGCGTCCGTGAGTCAATTAGTAAAAACTTACTGTAACAACACTATACTAGACCACTACTCCTCTAATAAAACAGAGCTGTTTAGCATAGACTATTCTTTAACTTCTGTACAACTATCCGAAAGCCCTGTTAACGCCATTGTATCTGTAAAAGAGCGTAGTAGTATAGGAGTCGCTTACACTACTTTAGCTGCTAATACAGACTATTACTTAGATAGTGTAACAGATAGCATATTTAGATCTAACGGCGCTACTGGGTATAAAAGCTTTCCAAGAGGCCCAGGTGCTGTAGAAGTAGTATACACTGCAGGATGGAGCACTTGTCCTGAAGACTTAAAACTTGCTGTGATAGACCTAATAAG